AAATATTTATGTGATGAAGAAAGACCCCATGATTTAAAGTCTATGGTTCAAATGTTTTTAGGGGAAGAACTTCATCACTATGAGGATGAAGTTAGGGAATTAGTTAATAGATATAGGGGTTGGGAATATGTACCACTAGAGCCCCTTGCTAAATATAATGGTATAGATTGTGATGTTACTTTCAGGATTTATATGAAGCTTGAGAGAAGATTGATAAATTTAGGCATATACTCTTTATATAGAAATTTATTAATGATGGCTAGTAGAGTATTAGCTGAATCTGAATTTAATGGTATAAAGGTTGATAGAGAATATCTTAATAAAATTATAGCAGAGCAAGGTAAATATATTGAGAAGAATCTTAAAAATCTAAAGGGCCACCCCAAAATTAAAAAGTTTGAGGAATGGAGGTTACAAAATCATATTGAAAAACTTATTTTAAAAGCCGAAGAAGAGATAGAAGAGTTAGAAAACATTGGTAAAAAACATTTAATATCTACTCGTATGGAGAAGATAAGTAGGTATATTGCTGGAAATTTAATAACTAAGAAGGAGAAAGGTAATATTGATGAAGGGGTTAATTTTAATAGCCCTAACCAAATGGTAGACTTATTATTTGAATCCCCCAGGGGTTTTAGATTTAAGTTCTTAAAAATAACTGGATCTGGCAACCCCTCTACTGATGAAGAAACTCTATTGAAACTAAAATCCAAAGATAAATCTGGATTTATAGAACAACTACTTAAACATAGAGAATTAACCAAGATATATAGCACATATATGGTTGGTATAAAAGATAAATTAACCCCTGATAGCTATATACATGGGAACTTCCTATTACATGGTACAGTAACCGGTAGGTTATCATCAAGGAAACCTAATCTTCAAAATATACCTAGAGATACTACATCTAGTTTGATTAAGAAAATGTATATAGCTCAATTTGGCTATTTAATACTTCAATTAGATTATTCACAGGCTGAATTGAGAGTAATGGCTCAAATGGCTAATGAAAAAACCATGATAAAATGGTTTAATGAAGGCAGGGATATACATCTTGCCACAGCTTGTAGAAAATGGGATTATGATTATGATAAAGCCAAGAATATATTAGATGATACTAACCATGAAAAATATAAAACTTGGAAGATAAGAAGAAAGCAAGCAAAAATAATTAATTTTGGGATTATATATGAGGAAGGGCCAGCCAAATTAGCTGAGGGTTTATCAGACCCTGAATCGGGGGTATATGTGGATGAGCAAGAAGCTAGGGAATTTTTAGCTAATTATTTTAAATTATTTCCTAACGTGAAGAAATTTATAAATAGACAACATAGGTTTGTGGAAAAGTATGGCTATGTTAGAAACCTATTTGGTAGATATAGGAGGTTACCAGACATATGGGGATATGGAAATTATGGTTTTTATTTAAGGGCTCAAAGACAATCAACTAATTCACCCGTACAAGGTACAGCTTCTGATTTTGCATTATTTAGTTCTATATTAATAAGGGAAGAGAAATTAAAGGGTAATTTACCTTTTGATATGCCCCAAATTTGGACAGTACATGATTCTTTAGGTTTTTATATTAGACCCAATATGATACATAAAGTAGTTCCTATATTAGAGCCTATATGTGAGAATCCAGAAACAAAGAAGTGGTTTGATTTTGAAATGACCAAAGTTACTATGAAAATTGACTTTGAAATTGGCCCAACTTGGTTAGATTTAAAGCCCTATGATAGTAACAAAGATTATACAAAGGGATGACTATTTAAATATGAATGAGTAAATTATATAAATATAGCAAAACCTCACCTTTAATGAATATCAGGATTGATGATGGTAAAAATAAATTTACCTTCAATCTTCATAAAGAATTAAAGGTGATTGATGATACAGTTACTAATAGTGCTAAAGAACAACCAGCTATATATGCTTATTTATCCATGTTACATAAAAGGGCAATAAGTATAGTAAAGAATCTTGAGGTTGAGTTGGATGATGCAAAGGCAAAAGCTATATCAAGGCTTTATGAAAAAACAGGAAATAAATCATTTTCCAAAGATACTTTTATGAATAATAAAAAATATAAGAAAATTTTTATAGATTTAATAAAGGCAGAGAATTATAGGGATGATTTAATGTCATGTGTAAGAGCTTTTGAACAACGTAAAGATTTAATACAAACAATTTCGGCAAATAATAGAAAAGAAAACTAAATTTTATTTTTATGGCAACTAAAAAACAAATTAATTTAATTAAAAAAGCTAAGAGAAAGTTGAAGGAGAGAAGTCAAGGTAATAGTATGATTTTTCTTAAGCCAGATGAAACTATAAGAGTCCGTGTATTACCTGTACCGGATGATGAAGAGTTTTATTTAGAGGCTATCCAATTTTATCTTGGTCAGGAGATAAAGGGAGTTTTATCACCTGCTTCATTTGGTGAACCTTGTGCTATAATGGAAACCCATGAAGAGTTATCACATAGCTCAGATAAGGATGAAAAGAAATTTGCAAGTAAATTCCCACCTAGAACAAAATATTTAATTCCTGTTATCAAATATCAGGATAAGAAGGGAAAGAAGGTTGATACTAAATTAGGGGTAAGATTAGTTTTATGCCCTATTACAGTAGCTCAACAATTAATGGATTTCTTTTTGGATGATGAGTTAGGGGATTTCACTGATTCAAAAACTGGTTATGATATTAAAATAACCAGGACAGGTTCAGGTCAAATGGATACAGAATATTCAACAGTTCCTTGTAGACCAACTAAATTAAACCCTAAATTTAATAAAGAGGTTGATTTAGAAGAAATGGTTAGAAAGGAAATTCCTTCTTATGAAAGAACTCAGGAATTGATAAGTCAATATTTAGGTTTAGATGATGATGACAATGAAACAGATAAAAAGAAAAAGAAGGGCAAAAATAACAAGAGCCTTAAGAAGGGTAAAAAGGGCAAGGAAAATAAAGGAAAGAGAAAAGGAATTAAGAAGAAACGTTAGTATTGAAGTAGAAAAACAAGTTGAGAGAGAGAAGCAAAGAAAACGAAGAATCATATAATGTCTAAGAAAAAATCATTAAAGGTTTTATCAGAGAGGGACCTACTTAAAAAGTACCCTATGGCGGGTGCTGCTACTGAATTACTCCCTACAGACCATACCATTTGGTTACCATCAAAATGTTTACCATTAAATTGGGCATTAGGAGGGGGTATACCTTATGGTAGATTATTAGAGATATTTGGGTTTGAGTCAACTGGTAAATCATTATTGGCTATTGATTTCGGATATTCTACCCAAGCATTAGGGGGTATCATTCTATGGGATGATGCCGAAAATTCTTGGACTAACCAATGGGCAGAACAAAATGAACTTGATTCGGATAGAGTTATAGTTTATGGGGGAAATGATATAGAGGGTTTCTCAGATTGGCATAGGGATTTAATTATTCATTATAGAAGTCAATTAACTAATAATGAACCTATCTTAGTTGTTATAGATTCACTTGCTGCACTAGATTGCTTAGAGAACATTGGGGCTGATGCTCTTAATAGTAAAGCTCAAATGGGCAATAGAGCTAAAGCTATTTATAGAATGTACAGAGAAAGGATGGCATTTTATAAAAAATATGGAGTATGTGTTATAGGAATAAATCAGGTAAGAAATAAACTTGGTTCATCTATGTTTGAGAGTTCTGAAACTACTCCTGGCGGTCAAGCTACAAGGTTCTATGCTTCTCAAAGATTAGCATTAGTAAGAAGTAAACAAATAAAGGGTAGAATTTTAAAGAGTGGGGCTTTCAAAGAGGATAAGATTAAGGGTTATAAAGTAGGACAAAATATAATCTTACAAGTCGCCAAAAATAAAGTGGCTCCCCCTAGGAATAGCATACGAACAAAAGTTTATTTCTTACCTGATGTTAAACATTATGTGGGGATTGATAAGTATGAAGGTTTGCTTGATATTTTAATAGATTCAAGAGTGGTTAAACAAAAAGGTAATAGGTACTACTATAAAGGTAAACAAATTTGTCATGGTAAAGACAGCTTTATTGAAGTTATTGAGAATGATGATAAATTAAGGAAAAGGTTAATCATAAAATCAAAAATTAACACAATATCCCGAACTCAAAGGAAATTAGATAATATTGATAAAAACCTTTATCCTGTAAAGATTAAA